CAAATGATGCACTGATACCGCTGATGGCATCGACGGTTGAGGACAGTGCCGGGTTAGCCTGAATACGCGCCTGTACCGCCATTGCAGCCAGTGTTAAGCAGCGAATACCGCTATTAACGTTTTGCAGAAGGCCACGTTTACAGTTGGCTGTCATAGGTTCTGTAGAGGTTGCGCCTGCTGCTAATTGGCCCACTTCTGCGGTGGCTTTCATGACATAAAGGGGAAATTTTTCATCTGCGACTTCGTTTACCGGCACACAGGGGAGGCACTGGATTTGCGCCAGCAGGCCATCAACTAATGTTGCATCCTCAGTGACATCGGTAAGGGCTAAAACTTCTAAGACGGTAAGTTGATGCGGCTGGTCTGGATTCAACTTATTACGTAGGGTTTGCGCACGCATCCCGGACAGTTTCGCGACATCTTCCATGTTGTGAGCTAATGCGAATTTTCGACATGCATCGTCGTAGTGGGCATGGGTAGAAACTTTGAAATCAAACATGCTCAGATCCTTCATAACTTGCAAAATCAAGTTAGGGTTTGATGTAGCGGCATTTGATTGCCTGCTGGCGGTTTTTTTCACGCCATGCGGCAACATTGATAAGCGGATTGCCATGTTTGGTCATGGTAGTTTCTACCACTTCACCAGTCTTACGATTGGTGCGATTCTGTGTGTAGGTGAAAGACGGGGTAGGTGCGAGCAGTACAACACCGTTAGCGATCCATTTCTCTAACACAGACAGGCTGATACGGTTTGCCGTGGCGAAGTCCTGTTTAGACATAGTAGGGGATGTTGCTAGCGTGACAGCTTTGTTTACGGCGTCATTAACCGCTTCGCTGAGAGCTGGCATCAAAATAGCGGCAACATTGGCAATGAAATCTTGAGATTGCACTAAGTCAAATGCGTTCTGGCTGTTTGCATTTTCAGTATGCATAACGCAGTATCTCCTGATAGTTAGATGTGTTCTATTGTGTTACATGTGGTGTGTGAACACTCTAGAACGCATTTGTTTAACTGTAAACATAATTTAGCGTTTATTGGTAAAAATAATGCGTCTCGAAAATGCAATCGCGAACGATGTTTTAGAACGAATCCTCTCAGCGTATGGCTTCACCATGCAGAAAGAACTAAGCGATAGGCTTGAAATTGCAAAGAGCAATGTTGCAAGCTGGCTTGCGCGCGGCCAAGTTCCAGGGAATGTGATAGTCCAGTGTGCAATGGATACAGGTGCTGACGTAAACTGGCTAGTTACTGGGGAGCTTGAAAAAGCAAGTTCTCCGCGAAATAACCCTCCCAAAAGTGGAAAAGCTCTTTATGAAGAGATTTTAGAAAACGGAGGCAGGTCAGTTTTGCGTCGTATCCTCGATGCATATGGATTCACAATGCAAAAGCAGCTATGTGATTTGTACGATATTTCTTCTGGAACTGTAAGCACATGGGTACGTCGCAATTATTTTCCCGGCGACGTCGTTGTTACTTGCGCTCTAGATACTGGAGTCTCATTACAGTGGTTAGCTACAGGAAAAACTATTCCTAGTGATGAAAGTACAAGTTTAAAAAAAGAATGTTTGATACCCAATTACGTATTGAAAGATGGGCAACTCTGCGAGGAAACAGCGATATGCTTGGATTTAAAATTCATCAAACATGATTCTGATAAACTCATTCTTGTTAAGGGAATAAATATTGCGTGGGTAGTTGATTTAGCAATTAAAGAATTGAGTAATGGTCAATGGATCATAAATATCGATGGCAAGAAGGATATTTACGATCTGAGCATGGTTCCTGGTAGGAAAGTGAAGGTTTTAAATAAGCATATAGAGTTCACTTGTGCCAGTGAGGATGTTGAGTTTATAGGGAAAGTCGTTGCAGTTATATCTCAAGGATAGTTATGTTTGCGGATGGAGGGGTTATGAGTGGTTCATCAAGTGATTTAATTAATATTGCTAGTGATACTTTTATCAAAACTGCCATAGGTGAGATAGTTAAACATCTCATCACAACAGCATGGCCTAAAGATACCGAACAGGGTATTATGATATTGAGTGATTTTGAAAATGAAGAAATAATAAGTAAATTTTCAAAAAAAATCACCAGTGATGTCCTTACATTTCGGACATTATCGAACAATGGTCGAAATGTTAGGCTTGAAGATGTGTATTATCCATTAAAAGTCAAAATAGAAGACAGCGGTGATGTTGAACTCTTATCTGATGATAAAAGACTAAATTATAATGGAGTTATTGTTATCAGTGGCAGTGCGGGGCAAGGTAAAACCACAATTCTGAGAAAGCTATTTTTAGAGGAAATTAAAGAAAAGAAAAAACTGCCTATCTTCATAAACCTAAGAAATATAAAATTTGAAAAAGAAACAAGTTTTTTAAGTATTGTGAAGGACTTTTTTGAAAGTTACGGATTGGTTTGTTCTGACGATGATGTTTCATTGCTGTTACAATCTTCGAAGTTAAAGGTTTTTTTTGATGGGTTTGATGAGATTTATAAAGATAAAAGAGAGTTTGCTCTTGAAGTCATTCGATCAAGCTGGAATAGATATAATTGCAGAACCATAGTAACAACAAGACCTTACACAGAAATATATAATCAATCAGGATTTAAAAATATAAAAGTTGAGTTGCTTCAACATGATGATGTTAAGGGGGTGTTAGGTAAAACTGTAGCGAATAAAGAAAAGAGAGATGCCATTATAAACCTGATTTCTTCGAAAGATTTCTTCAAAGACGCATTAGTTACGCCAATTATGGTTGATATTCTGACAGTGAGCTTTTACTCGCTCCAAAGCAACCCTAAAACTATAGCTGATTTCTATTCAGCTTTGTTCAGAAACATAATGTTCTCTCATGATAACCAAAAAAACTGGGAAAGGGAGAAGTTTTCTGATTTTGATGTTGACCAATTGAAAGATATTTTTGAGGCTTTTAGTTTCTATACCTTTATTGAAGGTATTCAAAATTTTGATGGGGCAGAAATTATAGATTGCTGTACTGAGTCCTTATCTTATGTTGATCAAATAAAAGGACTTGATTATGACTCAAAGAAAATAATGAAAGATATAGTAGAAGGAACGAATTTAATCTCTAGAGATGGAATTGATTTTTATACATTTATTCATAAATCCATTCAGGAATATCACGCTGCAAAATTTTTATCAGAAGTAGAAGATAAAGAAAGCGCGTACTATAAACTCGTGTTTGATTTGGATGTAGCAAATTACAATTTCTTGAGGATGCTTCGGGATATAAATGACAGGGACTTTAGTAGATATTATGTCTTGAAGTTCTTGAAAACAATAGCTTTCAAATTAGATGAAAATAAAAAAGTTGGTTTTGGAACAGAAAAGCTAATAAGAGAGATTTCTGATAATTGTTATGTTGAATGCTATGTGAGAAACATGGAGTTTAAGCGTGGGGGAAATATTTTAGCTGAGCCGGAGTTGTTTTTAAATCATAAAATAAAGTTAAAGATCAAAGCATTTAATAAAATGGTTTGGCTTTATAATTTTTTAAATCCAGAAAGCGGTTTGGAGACTTTATATTTTGTCGGTTATAACTCCAATAGTAAAGTTAGCTTAAAAAAACCAAATATCGTTTCTACGAAAAGAATAAAAGACCTTGCCAATATCGGGGGATTTGATATTCCAATCTCCAGTGCAATCAAGACATCAAGAGATGTTATGAGTGAGGGTAAGGTTGAATGTTATAGAATTAGAATTAATATGATTGATTTAATGGACGATGAACGTATTGGAGAAAACATAAAAGATATATACATGCGTTATGAAAAAATGGTGCATTTCTTTAATTTTTATTTAGAGAGCGAAATAAAGCCAATTTTGCACACCAAAAAGCAAGGAAAACGAGCCATACAGAATTTTCTACGGAAAAAATAATTAACATTTTTTGCTGGAGTGTACTGTGAAGTCCGTTGATACACTCCCTAGCCATTACATCGCCACATTGAACAATAACTGTATGTTTTTAAAATGGTTTATAAGTATTCGGTCTTTTTTTGTGTGTAAAGTTCAGAAACTACTCCAGAGTACCTGAAGAAGATAAATTACTGGAGACGGGAAGAGATTATCGCGTTCCACTCTTGTCCTCTGGAAGTGGTCGCAACAAACTGAAGATATAGACGCCTGCATTTGCAGACGTTAATTATTTACCCAACCAGCGTCCGGCCTGTGCAGACTCAATTAACAGACGAATAGTCAGCGGATCGTGCGGCGCATTGAAATCTTCCGGGAAATATTCGGCAAACGTGATAGAGCCGGGATTAATACCAAATCTGTCAGCATACCGCTCTA